ACAATGCTAGAAAGTAAACCTCCAGGTATCGAGGATATTGAGCCAAAGATTGACGATGCTGAGCTAATACGCGATTACTCAGAAAAAATAGCAGCAGCAGAACTGCTGGATAAACTACGGCCCAGAGTGCCAAAAGGAATGGTGATGGTGAGCAGGAGTGATTTGAAAGAGGTAATGCGATTGGCTAGGTTTTCGATAGCAATGCTGCATGTGGATTGTGTCGATGAGAGGGCGGCTTTCTTTAGAGTAGCGGATGCACTAAGCCGCACCAAGGAGAAACAATGAGCCAACCAAGCATCGAGGATAGCTTCATTGCTGTCATTGCTGTCATGGCTGAAATCAATTCAGTCAAAGACTGCATGGATAAAGATCACCCGCAGCGTTACGCTATCCATAACGCCTACTTACAAAATAATGCAAAGCTAAAAAGCCAACGCATCATGCACAATCACAGTCAACTAATGGCGTTGATTGATTGCCTTGATTTAGTGACATCAATCAGCGATCAAACACAAACCGATATGTTGTCCTATGTCGTAAAAATGGCAGAAGAACGCGAGATGGCCCTGCAAAAAGACCATCCGTTAGTGCAGCAATTTTGGGATAACTATCACTATCTTAATTCCGTTGTTGAGATTAATGATGCCAACAATTACCCAGTGGATGAACCGCTCAATCACTCTAATAATCCGCAAGAAATAGCCATTAATCTCAACGAGTTCAGGAAATATTGTTTTGAAAAACGACAAGAAATGCCCGAAGACCGCGAACTAAAACGCCATCTAACCACAGGAATTAGCCATAAATTAATAGAACAAAATCGTGCAATAACCTCACGAATCACCAAAAAAACCAGCCGCGTTTGGGTGTTTAAAAAGGGGTAATAGGATGCAATGTAAACACTTTATCGTAGACCCCATTGGCTTCGAAAATGGCATCGGTGATTGCCAGTTGCTAGTCGATTACCAAGCCAAAGGGGCAAGCGAGCATGAAATAGAGAATGTAAAACGCCAGTATCTAGGCACACGATTATTATGGGCTGCGTGGTGTGATGATAATCACCGCGACTGTTTACGTTATGAAATGCTTAACAACAATCAAGAATAAAAAACCTTACTTTAGAAAAAAAACAAAAGGTATTAAGCATGGCTGGTATAGGTATTTTTCCTCTAAAAACTAAAAATGGTTTAGTTTTTATTTGAAAACTAAAAATAGTTTAGTATAATGACATCACGTTATCTAATGCGGATAATGAATAAAGGAGATTGACATGAAAACTTTTGATGAACCTCATGAATTTGTAGAAAAAGTATGGACTGTTGAAGAACAACAAGCATTTTCTACGAAAAATGAAATTCAGGATGATACCGATGATTTTGAAGATGAATACGATGATGAGCAAGATGAGTGCGCGTTAGAGTATGCGCATATTGCTGAACTGAATAATTATGATGTATCGCCTATGGCTTACGAATCATTAAAAAAACCACGCGAATTTAATAAAAATGAAAAAGGATTTTCTTTCACAAATTATTTAAAAGAACTTAGTGCTTACGTTGCCGAAAATACATCATCATGTGATGAAACAGCGTTTAATGAGATTATAGAAATCCAAGGCACTCGAGTTATAAATGCAGATTTCGGCGTTAAAAAAGCATTTTATGCAAGTACATTACATAGATACAGCGACTGGAGAGTCTATGCCGCAGATGATAGCCACAACTCAATTGATATAATTGAGTATGAAAAGAAATTCGGGCAACATGAAGGATTTGTTTATATGCTCGGTAGCAAATTACAAGGCGATACGCTAAAGCCAAATCTTTATCTAATGACTATAGCCGATTTTAATTCCGCGTGCCTTTGGAATAATGATGAAACCGTCTGAGAAATGTAAATCCCTAGGTCTAAAAAGCCTGAAAGAGTTGATTGAAATCACAGGTGAAAGCGAACAGCATTTAATAAATTTATCAAAACGAAAACCTGTTTTTTTTGAGATTATAATTTTGGGTGCAGTCGTTAAAAAAAATAAGGAATTAAGCGCGTAGCGCGTAGGTTAGGTAGATGTACGAACCCAACGCATATCATGATTGATGTTGGGTTTCGCTATCGCTCTACCCAACCACGCGCTACGCGCCGTACACTGCCATTTTCAATAATAATTCCTTCTGAAAAAGTTTCTTTTCCAGAAACTTTTCCGACTCCTTGTCGCTTTTCCCAGTGAAATCCTCAGCAAAATTGAGAACAGAATTTTGCGGTTTCATCTTGATTAGGTTGTAATTCAAATTCTTTTGAACAATTGTAACAAATATTTTTTGTCATTTTTAAAGCTCGTTTGTTGTTTGTTTGCTCATAGGTTCGGTTAGCTGGCTTTTTTATGAGCTATCATCCTGATCATTCCATTTACATATTATTTCATCAATATTAGTATCAAATAAATTGCACAGCACTTTGCTTTCAGTTTCAAACTCTTTGCTATTCCCTAGTACATTCAGCTCATCAATGAGTAATGCGTCAATAGTTTCATAGCGATAGCTGACTAACCGCCTGCATTGTGTAACTAAATCAATCTCAGCCTGCACCATCACACGCGTATAAATTAAATTACTCCAGCCACGGTGTTTTAGTATTCTAAGCGGAAAAGCCCCAAACACTAAAACAATGCCTTGGTTACGTCCTTTATCAACACGATAAAATCTAATAGTTCGACAATCCATATAAAAACTCATGTTTTATACCTGATTGTTTTGTTCGCGTTGCCAATCGTCTCGACAACTGGCATCACACCAACGATGCCCAGCGGGTAAGTATTCCCCGCAAAACCAGCATTCGCCATTTGCTTTGTCGGTGGGTTCGGCGCGGTGTGAGTTGCTTATATCAACCGTGTTTTGAAATTCAATAATGGCAGTGGCTTGGTCTATAAAGTCAGTCATATAGTGTTATTGTTCAGTGATGAATTAAATAGCCTATATTTCTTTATTAAATATATCCATTTGAATTAATGGCTTGCCAATAAAGGCTACTGTGGTTTGAATTCTAGCCCTAGAACCACACTGCAAACAGACAGCGTAATTAATAAATAGATATTCAGTATTATTAATCGGTGTTGATGAATTATCACTTCGGGTAAGCAGTCGCATTTTACCATTACAGGCACCGCATATAATCATAGCCGCCATCATATTCACCGTATTATTATTTATTGATGCCATATTATAAGCGATTAGCCTTTAATCGGTTCAGGTAATAAGATATTAAAGGCGTTTATTTTATTGTTATCGAATATCAATTGCGCATTATCGGGGAGGAAGTTATTTAATACTTGAAAGACAGTTTGAAAGGGTATTATTTCAAATTCATAATACATCACCATCTTTTTAAATAAATCGCCACTGCCGCCTGTTTGTTCTGGCATCATGCCTGCCAGTTCTGGCGGTATGCCCCACGCTTCTAATACATCGGACGCGGATTGATTCATTAACTTGGTAAAATCTACCTTGGTTAAATCACCCACTTCAATCACTTTGATTTGTTTATCCACATCACTGTTATTAGCGGGTAAATCAATTAATAATGTGCCTAGTTTTGCAATACCTTTTTTCTCTTTAATACGGTTCGCTATTTCTTCGGCTTTCTCTTTACCAATACCTGCAAGCCCTAGAATATTAGTTTTGTATGAACCGTTTTTAAAGATATTACGCACGGCAATCCGCGCTTCTTCACCCATCAATATACTTTGCATTGCCCCCACCCAATAAGGAATACCGTATATTTGCGTAATGGGGCTATATTCAAATAAATGAATTACTTTGCCTTTGGGGAATTTAACAATATTAAATTGCCACGGATTAACGGGGTCGCGTTGTAAAAAACAATACTGCCCATTTGCCATACGACGCATATTTAATGCGGGGATATGACGCAAGCCTAGGGTTTGTCCTAAACCGTTTCTGATAATTTCAAAATAGCAGTTCCCCAATGCTGAATAATCAATAGCGGCGTTTCTGAGTGTGCCATAGGACACGATAGAATTAGGGCGTAGATAGCGCAACATTAACCCCGCTTTCCACGCAGGCAATCGCCCGTGGTGTCCGTTGGTTTGCATGAGGTCACACAAGCCTTGCATGGAAAACGGCGTGGTATAAAAACCGTGCATAAAATCCAACACCACACCATTGAATTGATAATGGTCGTAGTTGATTTCATGCTTACCAAGTGCGGATTCTGTATCACCAAAATCCATTGTGATTAGGGGGTTCTCATTCATATATCTTTCTCAAATAGCTTCTGTTTAAGAGAGTAACCTTCTAACATCCAAACGTTTTGTACTGCATTTTCCCGTGCAATTTTTTTACCCAGTTCCCAGTTGAAGTTTTCAGGGCTAGCACACGCAGATTCACCAGTCACTGTGAAGCCATTCCGCAGAATAAGAATGCAAAAAGTCAGTAATCTTAATGATTTTTCAATACTTAAATAATCTGGATTTTTAGTGTTGAATTTTGTATGGGAATTTTTTGCATCATTAGCAGTAAAATATTTTTCAGCGATAATATTATTTTCAATATCAGCAAGCGTAACGCGCGGAGCGGTTAGCCCTTTATCTTGTATTTCTTGTTCAATTTCGTGGTTCATAGTCGAATCCTTATTCAAAAAAAGTAACTGAGGTTTCACGCTCATATTCGCTAAACGGGGCTTCACAACTAAAAGCCTGCAAACAGCCCCACGCCATATCACCGTGTCCTGCTTTTTTAGTGCGTGTCGAGTAGTAAGTTATTTGGTTCGATTGTGGAGTGATTTTTTGCTTAATGGTCATAAAGGCTAAAGGCAGGGTTTTATCGTTTTCATCGTATTCAAATCGTTCATCGGCAAAGATTTGTTTGCCCTTTTGCACCATGCGGGTTTTTTGATCTGGTGAATAGTTACGGCGCACCATATCTGGGTAGATGTGCTGGACAAAATCAGCGAGAAACGCACCGGGTCCTGTGTTATCGATTTCCATGTAAGTGATGTTGTAGCGTTTGGTTCTGTCTTCAACATATTGACATTGAACATTCGTTGGCACACCACGCCAATTATTGTTTTCAATCAGTCGGAATTTTTCCCGTTTATTTTTCGGGCGTGTCATTATCTCAAAGGATGAATTATCGCCCACGCCTGCTGGCTCATAGCCTGCCGTGACTTCACCATTGCCATAAGGGCGTGGTGCGTCTTTGTTTATATCAACCCAGATTTGCGTATCCGTCGCACAGGCGAGGATTTCATTGAGCGTAAATACACTGGCAGTATCATCGACAAATTTGCATTCATAAAGACACGCGAACACAGCGGGGTCAGGGTTTTTAATCTTGATTTTGGCAAGGCTAACCTCTTCTTCAGACAGCCCCATTTCATAAGCGTCATGAATAGTGAAGCGCATACGCCAGAAGCCGTCTGGGTCTAAACGCCCACGTTTTAATTCTTTGTGACCTTTTTTAGAACTGATGTCGATGTCAACTTTATCGGCATCGGGTAAGAATTTGTTAAAGCGTTCACCCGTCCAATATTCATACGATTCATGGCTAATCGATGAGGGCGTGGACATATAGGTTGTTTTCAATATGCCACGCGTTGCCATTGCCCCCGCCACTTCTTCCATTTTGTCAAACTTGCCACACCACGCGTATTCATCAAAATACACGTTGGCACAAAATGACTGCGCATTGCTGTTGGGGCTTAAAAAGTGCAGTTCTGCCCCATTCGATAGCCGCATTGGGCTGCCTGTGAGCGTGACATTAAAGTATTGACGGGCAATGTTGATAATATAGCTTTTAAAGACTTCGGCTTGTCGCTTGGTAGCAGATATGAACGCTTGATTATTGCCTGTCAATACCGCGTCTTCAAAGGCTTCAACGGCTAACATCCACGAACCACCTGCCTGCCGTGGCTTTAAAATCATGCGCACGGCTCTTGTTAGTGGGTTTAAACCCGCTGCATAGATGATTTTTTGGTATTCGTAAAAATGGGCGTCAATGAACTCTTTGAATTGCTCAGCGGTTAGCTCACTAACATCATTATTCTTTAACTTCTTTTTGCGCTCGCGTTCGTCGGTTTTAGCTTCTTTGCTTGTTTTTGGTTCTGCGAGCTTGGGGTCTTTAACGCCAGTAAGTTTTTGTAACTGATTACCTACAATATCCAGTTCTTGTAAATCAAGCCCTGTTTTTTTATTTTTCTCTGTTAAGTAAATCAGTCGCCGTGAAAGAGTGGCGATCACCCGTTCAGGCGTTGCCCAATTATCCCAACCTTCCTTATCTGCCCACTTGTATACAATGCGCACATTATTAATGCCCAATTGCCTAACAATTTCAGGCACGGACATACCCTGAAAATACAGCGTTTCAGCGTTTAGTTTTAATTGTTCATCATATTTTGCAGCCATGAATCCATAGTACAACGCTGCCTATTTAAAAAAATTAGTGTTTTTTCTTATTTAATTAGATAAGAAAATCAATTAGTTGAGTATTTGCTTTTGCTAAACGATGATAGAACCATGAAAACAAACACACCCACCATGAAAAAAAATAAAATTTTATCAAAGCCGTCCATTTCAATGGACGTAAGCCAAAATGGGCAGCATTTAGATTTATTCTTGATTGGCTGTGTGGGCGACTGGGGCAATGATGTTGAAGCATTCTTGTATCGCATACGGTCAATGCCCAGTGTGTTGACGATTGATGTGTATATCAATTCGTTAGGCGGTTCGTTTTTTGATGGCTTGCCTATTTTTAACTTGCTGAAAATGCACCCTGCTTATGTGACTACCAAAGTGATTGGCTATGCCTGTTCAATGGCGAGTGTAATTATGTTGGCAGGCGATGAGGTGCAAGCGGCTAAAAATGCCATTTTGATGATTCACCGCGCACAAGGTTTGTGTATGGGTGATGCTTCCGATATGGCAAAAATGGCAGAAATACTTATCACGCATG